ACCTGCAGGGCAATGACCTGAATATTTTTGTCTACGAGTTGGCCCGAAAAATGGTCCGCTACGGTCACGCCGGTGTTTTAGTTGATTTCCCTTCTGACTCTGAAGACGAACTGCAGAACATCACCGACGCGGCCAGCCTTCGCCCCTACTGGTGCACCTATACCCCGCGTGACATCCTTGGTTGGCGTTCCGAAGTAACCAACGGCGCCCAGCGTCTGACCATGCTCCGCCTGATGGAGCGGGTTGTGGTGCCCGATGGTGAATTTGGTGAAAAGTACGTTGAGCAGGTTCGCGCCCTACGTCCGGGCTCCTATCAGGTCTTCCGTCAAGACGACACCAAAGGTGCGTTCGTTGAAGTTGCTTCCGGCACCACCAGCCTTGATTACATTCCCTTTGCCGTCGCCTACGCAAACCGTGCTGGCCTGCTGGAATCCCGCCCGCCGCTGGAAGACATTGCAGAGCTGAACCTGAAGACCTACCAGATCCAAAGCGATTTGGACAACATGCTGCACATCAGCGCCGTGCCGATGCTGGCGTTGTTTGGCTTCCCCAGTTCCGCCGAAGAGATCAGCGCCGGCCCGTCTGAAGCCCTTGCCCTTCCTGCCGAGGGTCGCGCTGAGTACATCGAACCCGGTGGCAAGAGCTTTGAGGCTCAGTTCCGTCGTCTTGAGCAGATCGCCGCGCAGATCAACGAGCTGGGTCTTTCTGCCGTGCTGGGCCAGAAGCTGAGCGCCGAAACTGCCGAGGCCAAGCGGATTGACCGCAGCCAAGGCGATAGCACCATGATGGTCATTGCTCAGCAGGTGCAGGATCTAATCGACAACTGCCTGCGGTATCACGCCGACTTCCTTGGCCTGCCCCAATCGGGTAGCAGCTTCGTCAACCGTGATTTCATCGCCGCACGCCTTGAGCCTGCTGAAATCCTTGCCCTGCTGCAGACCTACACCGCTGGCGTGATCAGCCAGAAAACGCTGTTGGATCAACTGGCCGAGGGTGAAGTTCTGGGCGACGATTTTGACGTTGAGGAGGAACTGGAAGCCACCCAGACTGGCGGGTTGATTGAAATGGGCGGTCCCGAAAACCTTGGCAGTGAAGATGTCATCGGTGAGGAGATGATTCAGGAAGACAACGAAGAACCCGTCGTGATGCCTGAGTAATGGCCCAATCAGGCGTTACACCCCGCCTGCTCAACGTTGAGCAATTTAAGCGGCGTATTAACCGCAAAGATCCTGTTGCCAATATCTACCGCAACGCCATTGATCTAAACCGCTTCGGCAATGCCGTCGCCAAACAGATTGTCCGCGATTACAACGACATAGTGCTGAGCGCGGTTGATGACTTACGCCGTATCAACTTTGGCCAAGCTACTGCCGGTGCAGGCATTGTTAGCCCTGCCTCGGTTCAAGCCCAACGGCTCCGCGTGATCCTTGCCCAGCTCAAGGAATCCTTGGACGGATGGGCGGGTCGCAGTACAGGATATGTCGCCACTGAACTGCAGGGTTTGGCGGAGCTGCAAAGTGAATTTGTCACCGAACAAATCAGACTGGCCGTAAGTGGCGGAATTGTTGATCAGCGCGAACTGCTGCCGTCACAGGTCAATGCCTTAGCCCAGATCAATACCGTTGAGGTTGCACCGAACTTTGCCGCCAGCGTTGCATCCATCGACCCCACTGATTTGAACTTCACCCTGCCCGGCACCGGTGGCTTTAATTTGACCGCTGGCCAAGGCGCTGCGATCACGCTGCCCAATGGTGAAGTAGTCGAAAAGGCATTTCGCGGCCTAGCCGAATCACAGGCGCAGAAGTTCAACGCCATTGTCAGGACTGGAATTCTTACCGGTGAACCGACCGCGCAAATTGCCAATCGCCTTGTCGGCAACCTTGAATTTGGTGATCTGGCCAAGACCGCACGACAGCAAGCCCTAGCCGGTGGCGAACTGACCCGAATGGCTGACCATCAGGTTCTGACCGTCGTTCGCACGAGCGTTCAACAGGTTGCTAACGCCGCCAGTGAACAGGTCTACCGAGCCAACGACGATATAACTAAAAAGTACAGGTACGTTGCCACATTGGATAGCCGGACCTCAGCAATTTGCCGGAGTCTTGATGGCAAGGAATACGTTTACGGCAAGGGGCCCGTTCCGCCTGTTCATTTCAACTGCCGGTCTACAACAATCCCAATCATTGATTACAAGGGCTTGGGCATTCCGCCGCCGGATTGGGGTACAGGTCCGTCGGTTCGCGCCAGTGCTGATGGTCCGGTGAAAGGAAGCCTTACTTACGGGCAATGGCTCAAGCAACAGCCTGCGGCTTACCAAGATGAAGTTTTGGGTAAAAATCGTGCTGCTTATTTCACCAAGCTGTCCAACAAATATGGTCCGCAGGACGCCTTGGCACGAATGGTGCGCGAAGACGGCAGCGAAGTTACGCTGGCTCAGTTGCAGCAGCGTTATGGACCTCCCAAAGATTAGGTATTACCTAGACGGTCGCGTTTATTCCGATTGGGTGGAGGTTGAGCACGGCGAAGCGGTCATTGAAGCCAGACTGCAAAAGTTGGACGACGACAGCATTGGCTGGGTGGATAAGTCCGGCCTAAAGTTGGATCACTTGCCGTTGCCCCATGGCCAAGAAACCGACCAAAGCCGAAAAGAAGATCGGCAAGGTGATGAGCGAGTACAAGGCCGGAACACTGAAAAGCGGCAAACAAGGTCCTGGCAAAGGTCCGGTCGTCAAAAGCCGTAAACAGGCCATCGCCATTGCACTGAGCGAAGCCGGCAAGGCACGTAAACCCAAAGGTAAAAAGTGATGGCTATTGGCATCGGCTCCCGCGTTAGCTGGGTTTATCAAGGCACCACGACCTATGGCGTCGTCACGGGCAAGGCTGGGCGTCGTGCCAGCATCACCGGCCCATCTGGCGGCACCGTCACCCGTGTTGGCACCGACGAAGACCCCGTGTTGCGGATTGAATCGGAATCAACCGGTAATCCGGTGTTGAAGAAACGGTCAGAATTAAAAGAAGCGCCGAAACGGAAATGAACGGCAGAATCTGGGAAGGCAGTTGCACTTACCTCAAGTGTGCTGACGGCATGATTGAAGGCCGGTTTATTTTCCCGACGCCCAACAACCCAGAAATTCTCGGCGCATTGATGGGCAGGCTGGCTGAGGGCGTTGAGGTGATCACCTGCACGGATGATGGGGAAGATGGCGATTGAATACCGAGGCGAAAAGTTCGACGGCTACAACAAACCGAAGCGCACGCCAAGCCATCCGACCAAATCTCATGCAGTTTTGGCGAAAGAGGGTGAAAAAATCCGTTTAATCAGGTTCGGTCAACAGGGCGTGTCAGGCTCACCAGCGCAAAAAGGAGAGTCAGCAGCAGACAAGGCCAGAAGGGCATCATTCAAGGCACGCCATGCGGCCAACATCGCCAAGGGCAAAATGTCAGCGGCTTACTGGGCTGACAAGGAAAAATGGAGCTAGCGGCCTTCGTCGCGGTGGATTCGATCCTTTAGCTCTGAGACGTAACGGCGCAGGTCATTGGCCGCGTCAACATGCCACCGCTCCCCAGTCTCCAGATACCGCTGGGTATGTAGGTCAATCGCCTTGAGCAGCCAATAAATCACTGGGCACCAAGGCTCACGAACTGGCGTGTTCCATTCCCGCCGTGACATGACGTGCCTTTTGGCTGGCTTACCTATAACCCTACGGGTCACAATGTCTGACGAACAACTGCAGGAAGCTACGCCCACTGCAAACGCTGATGAATTTGAAGCACTCAAGCGCAGCATTGAAGGTTTAGAGCGTAAAAACTTTGAACTGATCGGCAAGCTTAAGGAACAAAAGGAAAAGACCGTCGCTATTCCCGATGGTGTTGACGTTAAAGAACTACTGGAGTTCAAGCGTCAAAAGGAACAGGAGGAACTGGAATCAAAGGGTAAGTACGACGAAGCTCTGAAGCAGTACGCCCAACAGTTCCAAATACGCGAAGAGGATTACAAAAAGCGGATTGCAGAACTTGAATCAAAGCTCACCGTCAATCAGTTGGACAATCGCGTTGTTGCCATCCTTGCCGAACAGGGCGCTCACAATCCGCACGATGCGCTCCGCTTGGTCCGCGATCAACTGAAGCTGGACGAAAGCGGTAACCCCGTGGCTGTTGATGGCTACAACGAGGTACCCATGGATCAATGGGTTGAACGCCTGAAGGCTGAGCGCGGTTACCTGTTCAGGGCTCCGAATGTCAAGGGTTCTGGGGCTCCCGTTGGCACCAAGCCCGTGTCGTCTGATGTTCCGGCAGGCACCAAAAACCCGTTCACGCGGGAATATTTCAACCTCACCGAGCAATCGCGGCTTTACCGAACTGACCGCGATTTGTACGAACGCTTGAAGGCAGCCGCCAACAATGCTTAATATGTAACCGTCAGACGTAATTGGCTACGCCGGTTCGTCATTGGGTTACGCCCGCACCGTAAAACCATTTTTGGAGATTTCACCGTGGCGACTCTTCGCTCCGATGTGATCATTCCCGAAATTTTTACGCCCTACGTCATTGAGCAAAGCACCCAGAAGAACCAGTTTCTGGCTAGCGGTGTTGCTCAGCCCATGGCTGAACTCAATGCAACCGAAGGCGGCGATTTCGTGAATGTTCCTTTCTGGAAAGCCAACCTCTCCGGCGATCTGGAAGTTCTTTCTGATTCCACCAGCCTGACCCCCGGCAAAATCACTGCTGACAAGCAAGTTGGCGTGATCCTGCACCGTGGTCGCGCCTTTGAGGCCCGCGATCTGGCTGCTCTGGCTGCCGGCTCCGACCCCATGGCCGCCATTGGCGCCAAAGTTGGTGAGTACGTTGCCAACCAGCAGCAGGCTGACCTCTATAAGTGTCTGGAAGGTGTCTTCGGTAGCCTCACCGGCTCTGACTCCCCCGCCTTCGACGCTCTGCGCTTTGACACCACCGGCATGACCGCTCTTGGTCCCCGTCAGGTGGCTAAGGCTCGCGCAATTCTGGGCGATCAAGGCGACAAGCTGACCGCTGTGGCCATGCACTCGGCTTGCTACTACGACCTCGTGGAGCGCAAGGCGATTGACTATGTGACCAACACGGAAGCCCGGCTGAGC